CTGATTTTGAGGGCTTCGAACTTAAAGAACTTTATGTAAGAGAAAATATTCACGTTTACTATAGAGGTTTTGAACAACTATACAATCAAAACGCTAATGGAGTAGGCTCTGACGAACCGTTTCCACTACTGCAAGCAACAGGATTTAACACAGATGATTTTACTCAAAATACTTCAACTGGAGCAAATGGAATTATCGGAATAAAAGCTATAGTTAGGGAAGAAAAAGAGGGCCAAACTAACATACTTCAAATGAGACAAGATAACGATCAAATTTACTTTTTCGTGCCAGACCACGTTGAAGGCTCCGATCCACCAAACCATTAAGGTGGAGGTGGAAGTGGTGGTTAAAAATAAAGCTCATCAAAGAACCTATTCCCATTGTAAGCCTTGTCATCAATCCAAAAGTCATATGCTGGCTTGTTCATCTTAAGCTCCGTATATTTGACCCCCCAATCTTCAAGCTGCTTCTCTGTAAGCTCCGACCAATCTTTTCCTGAGTTTCCCCCTCTCGCAGTCCAGTAGATTACTCTATTGCCACTATCAAATAATCCATTGAAATACTCAATGCGAGCTTTCATAGGGCGAGCTAATTCATACCTGCCCCGACTATCTGTGCAAATAGTCCCATCAATGTCTACGATAAAAGTTTTCATAGTTGTTTAATTTTTGTTATAATTTTCGTGGCGCTTATATCCTCAGAGAATGGGACAAAAGATACCTTTGTTTGGCCACACGATGCTTTCTCAGAGGGATGCAGGGTCGCGACACTGTAATCTCCACCCTTATACCAACGAGAGGGCTTGAAGTGTCTCAGGTAGCCAGAAACTGTTGGGTCATTAAATACAAAAACATAGTCAACGCACTCATGACAAGCAACAAGAAAAGCCCTCTGTTCTTGGCTAATAATGGGTCTTTCTGAACCCTTATTTTGTCTAACACTTTCATCTCCGTTCACGCCAACAACTAATTCGTAATCATCTGGTAAATCTTCCTTAATTGATTTCAGAAGGTGTGCATGACCTGCGTGAAATAAGTCAAAGCAACCATTAGTAAAAGCCATCTTTTTCGTTCCCGTCGAAAAATGATGCATGATCTTAGTTGTATTAACTATTTTAGGGTGATTCATATCGTTGCTGTTCCAGCTTTACTAACGACAATACTACAGCAACTCTGAGCATACTCAATAGCTAAATCTATATTTTGATTAAACAAATAGTTAGTCGCAAAAGCTGCAAGGAAAGTATCGCCAGCACCACTCACATCTCTTACTTGAGCCACAGATTTCAAAGGGTATTTCTTTCCTCTGAACCTACATCCTTCACCCCCTAAAGTAACAATAAGGTTATCCATACCCTCAAATCCATTTTCTTTGTATTCCTTTTCGTTGATTTTAATGAGATCAAATGAATCAGCCCACTTTGAATTATATTTCTTTTTAGTGTCTAGAAAAGACATTTGAGCGTTATCTGCAATATATTTTAAATCTTTGTCTGTCAGATATCCCTTATTGTAATCAGAGACGATTACAGCATCATAAGACCACACGTTTGCTTCATGCAAGTTTAATTTATTAATCTCCTTATACTCATCTGAATCAACGCGCAAAAACATTTGATTAGAATTGGAGTCAATATATCTAACCTTTGCTCCAGTGCTTTTATTGCTTTTAATCTCTACCTCTGCCTTTTTACCTAAATTATCAAGGCAAGCAATGACATTTCTATGGACGTTAAAGGCCATACCCATAAAGGTAACTGAGTCCTCCTGCTTGAACACAGGGACTGGAGCTTCTGGGCATAATCTATCAGCAGACCCATAAGTGAAAATATCTAAGCAAGATTCTCCAATAACAAGGATTTTTTTCATTTCTGCGAATCTCCCTTTTGAACCCTGTAAGAGTCTTCTTCAAAATGTTGAGTGCTTACTTCGAATACAGAAGATTCTTCCATAGCGATAAGTTTATGAGGTATACAAGGCTTTAAATGAACTGTCTCTCCAACCCGCAAGATCATTTGTTTTTCCTCTGCATTAGTTAAATCATAGTATTTTAGAAGAAGTTTACCTTTTATTACAGCCCAAGTTTCTTCCTTCTTGATATGGTAGTGCATGGAGAACTCCGCTCCTTTATTAAACTTTAGAATTTTTCCGCAATAAAGTTCGTTGTTCGTAATCCAGATCTCTTTACCCCAGCCCTTTGCATAAGTTTCAACAATACCTTTGATTGGCTCCATACTCATTAAGTAATTTTAGCTAGAATACATGAAAATTCAATAGCTAATCATAAAAAAACCGTCCCGAAGGACGGCTTTTTAATTATTTAAAATGATTTATGTTTATCGCTGCTCTTTCCCCTTCTCTTTTTCTTTCGCCTCTCCTTTACTAGAAATGGCTGAGTAACAAAAAAGAGATGTGATAGCTGACAATACAATTATCCTCACGGCTTAATCACATAAATTATTATGCGTTATTTTACTTATCCCCTTTATCTTTCGCTTTACCGAAATTAATGCTAAGAAAATCTACAATTTTGTAAGCTTTCGACAGCCAAGTTCCCTGTTTTGGGGTTGGAGAAGCAGCAGCAAATGCACTAGCAGCAGCGATAATAGCACAAGCCCAGTTGAACCAAGCCTGATCTTCAACGAATGATTTAATAATCTCAATAATATCCATAGAAATATTTTGTTTGTATAGCTTATTACACCAAGCGAGGGAACAGGGAATTATCGACCTTGGCCCCTATAGGGTTTTTTATAGTTAGTGGAATTCTTATTCTTAGAAGTCTTGCTTTTAGCATGAACTCCCTTGCGTCTAATCTTTTTCTTAACCTCGTAAGTTTTGCTTGCTTTTTTCATCGTTAATCTTTTACAAATTGTCCATCCACCATCTTTCCAGTGCGACTCTTAATTACATTATAGGCTGCATCCAAACAGTCTGAGGTGTCTAGATCTACCATCTTAGCGAGCAAAACGATAGTAACCAACATGTCTCCAATCCCGTCTTTAACTTCCGCAAGAATATCCTCTTTATTTTCAGGAGGAATTCCAAGAACTTCCATCAAGTTGGGCTGACGATCAAGATTATTTAGTTTTTTTAAAGCTTCCCTTGTTTCATCAAGCTCTTCTTGCGTCTTATCTAGTTGGCGAAGCGGAGTAGAGGAATAAAAAATTCCTTTGCTCTCACCCCACTCAATCACTAATTTACTTAGTTCTTCGTATTCCATAACTACCTTTAGTATAAAGATATTTTAAAGTGCGTCAACTATTTTTATAATTTAACTGTTTTGGGAGCTATTTCCTCTATTTCTTCACATAGCCTAAGTATCTCTGAGGTATGCATATTAGGAGCTTTTGCCTTTAATTTAAAGAGTTCTTTATAAAAATAAATATAATCTCTGTCTTGATTGACATATTCTTGATCTCTAATATTAAAAATGTGATCTACATATGTCTCATAAATTGTAGCATCGATGCACTTCTCTACTGGATCATAAACAGAATTAGAAACAACGTAGTCAAAGATGTCGTGACGGCTCACATTGATATTAAATATCTCTTCATTCACTTTTAAAGCTCTTTTATACGTTTAATGACCATTTGGTAAGTTTCATCTGAAGGGTCATTCTTTCTATTAGGCGCAATCATTTTGTGCGTTAGAATGTTTTCTATTCCAAGGTCAAATTTATCCATAAGGTATTTGCATTTCTTGGCAGCAGAATCAATTTCAACCGCACTTGGTGTGCGTTTATTAGTGTCTCCATAAAAAGAAATGCCGACACTATGGCCATTTAGACCGCTTACACCTTTCCAAGAAGATCTTCCTGCATGCCAAGCCCTTTTTTTGTCATAAACAAATTGTGTGCGAGATCCATCAGGCGCAATAAGATAGTGATAACTAACCTTTGATGCAGAATTTAAAATCCATGAACGAGTCCCATCATGACTCCCACTGCTATGATGCAGAATCACATACTTCGGTTTAATCGGCCCAGATTGGTTTGGGGATGCTTTGTAAACTTCAGGGTAATCATCTTTAAGTTCTTGAGCTTCAGGCTCTGGCTTTTCTGGCTCACCTTTGTCATCATGAATCAGATTCTCCCAAATCATTTTCCATGTAGCGGGGCCATCAATTCCGTCAGCTTTAAGGCCAAGTTTTTTTTGAACTTGTTTAACGATACGATCTTTACCAGAAAACTTCATAATCACTTAATTATATTCTTTGGCAAGATAAATTCAACTAATTAATATCACACTAATTAGCTATTTTTTTAAAAATTTATCAGGATTCCTTTCAAATTTTTTGGCCAAGGCAATGATTCCATTTGTAATCTCTGGGGCTACCACTCCAACTACGCCATAAGAAATCGCCTTAATAAAATCACTTATAGGCGCATCATGCAACACGAACCACAAAATGCCTGACAATATAGCAGCAGCCAAAACATTCCTAAAAAAGCATTTTAAGGAAACCCTACCCTTAAAAGTAAGCATGCGAACGATCATACCCGCTGCCCCAATAACAGGGATAATCCAACCTCCGTCCAAAAACTCCCTTATTATAATTTTAAAATCCATGTAAGGTATATTACACAAAATTTGATTTAAGTGTAACTAAAATCAAATGGAGGAAAGAGATAAAAATCTTGAAGAAGCCGAGGCTTTCGCTCTGAAATACTGTAATCCAGATGATAGCGATATAATCTCCGATCTTGATAGGCATGCGCGAGAGACGGCTTGGACGTTACTGCAAAGGGTCAAGCATTTAGATGATCAAAAGTGTGTTTGCGAGGAGTGTGGGATTGAGATGGTAGAGGAAGAAGAAGTCGAATCTCCCCCTGAAGAGCAGGAAGAAAATCCAGAAGTCGAAGGTGAATCTTCAGATGATTCTAACTTGCAAAAGCTTATAGAAACAGATGAAAATAACAAGAGGCTGACAAAAAAATCCAAAAACGTTACGGTAGGGGTTGGAGTTATAGCTGCTACAACTCAAAAAATGGCAGCAATGGGAGCCGCTGGAGTAATGACAATTGCAAGTGGAACCTATTTCCAAGCCAAAGCAGCGAAAACAGAAGGCATAGAGATAGCTGTTGTTACAGAGCAAGAATATGGAGCATTCTCCAAGTTTAATAGGTTTACTGAGTCAGTTTTAGGCATTTCAACCTTCGAAGGCATTAGAGAATACGCTGAAAAAGGTTATGGTGACATTAAAGGTTCTAATCCCTCTTCTGAGGAGAGCGAAGAAAAAGATGAGCTTACTGAAGAGGAGAGAATAAAAAGAGACAAGGAATTACTTGAAGCAAGGGAGAATCTCAAAATTAATTCCAATGAGCCTCCTACTGATCCTCCCAAACTATCTGATTATTAATCATGGAAGAAATATTCGACAAAATTTTAGCGCCCTATATGTCCTCGCTGCCTGAATTTGTAATCGCGGTAATGGGTATAGTTGGAACACTTGCGTTTTTCACGCCAGAAGATAGCAAGTTAAATAGATTGCTTAACAAAGTCACTGGAGGATTGTCAAAATTTAAAGACTATTTACTTAAAAAACTTAAAAAATGAAAAAATTAATACCCCTGCTATTACCAATATTTGTTATATCCTGCTTTTGTAAAGCAGCTATCGTCACCTTTACAGGTGGGACAGCAGACTTAGAATCAGGTGGCACTATCATCACAACCACAACTTCTCAAAATTATGGGGTCATTAGCTATCAAGAACAATCCGTTATCCTTGAATATGTTTCACCCACCGAAAATTGGAGTTTTCAGACTGTAGGTGATTACTATGATGTGGGGAACGATGTTATCCACGGTCATTGGAATGCAATCTCTGCTATAGAGATTTCTCTTCAAAATAACAACCCTTTTGATTTACAGTATTTCCAGATCACTTCGAATACTTCAGTTGGTGGGCAACCAGCTACAAATGAAGAGAATATTGGAATTCAAGGTTACTTAAATGGTTCTCCTGTTACGGAGATATACGCTTTACCCAGCGTAGATTGGGGCGCAGCAAGCACTAGAGATGTTTTCTTACCAAGCTCTTTTGATAACGTAGATAAAGTAGTTATCTTTGATAGGGGTGTATCAGCAACTCACACTGGAAATTCAAATTGCCCTGAGTGCGGTAATTCAGGTTTCTGTTTTGGAATGGACAATTTTGTCTTTGATGAATCTGTCCCTAATTCTCTTGTTCAAGGCAATGGGACTACGTTACCAGTAGTCCCAGAAGCTAATTCTTTATTATTTTTAACTGTAGCTTTACTACCTTTATTCAGAAGAAAGCGCTAATTATTGATTGTAAACTTCACGCTCTAACTTCCTATAACGAGCATCTGAATGCCAAACTTCGTCAGTCTGGGGAGTGTAAACTCCTTCCTTAGTCTGAATCGGCTGACCCGCCTTCAGATTCAAGGAAGACGGCTGATATATGTTTAAACTGCTTGTTTTCGGTGAGGAGCTGCCCCCGCAAGAAGTCAGCGCGATCATTGGACTCATTGTCGCCAATATCCCGTAGCTTTTCAATTTCTTCGATAAGTTCATATTTTCTTTTGTTATGCTTCTCTGTAATTTCAGAGAATGCGAGTTTATTTCTCAACTTGAGGTATAACTCCACGCTTTTCAATACAGATTTAATTAGAGATACCATTGCTTTATTATATACACTCTAAGACTTGTTTCCAATCCATTTCTCCAATCACAGATGTCAGCTTTGTAATGTCTGCTTGGGTAAATTTTTGATACTTGCCCTTGAGTTTTGTGGGCATCGCTATCTGCTTGACTTTCGCCCCAGAGTTTTCTGCCATTTTATCTGCAATTTCTTTAAAAGAAACAGAGTTACCAGTCCCAACATTAAAAACCCCATTAGTATCATGATGGAGCATCCTATAATGAACTTCACAAACATCTT